CAGAAGGCCAAGCCCATGAGGGCCGGAGCCGCCTCCACGCCGCAGTCGTCCAAGGTCGTCGCATCGAAGGCCGCTTTTTCAAGACTCGCAAATAGTGGCAGCAAGCGCGACGCTGCTGCCGTGTTTGAACAATTCTTGGAGTAATGGACAATGAGTCAGACCGCTAATACGTTCGATACCTTCGGCGCCAAAGGTATCCGAGAGTCGCTCTCGAATGTGATCTACAACATCTCGCCGGAAGAGACGCCGTTCATGTCGAACATCGGCCGCGAGAACGTCAAGAACACCTACTTTGAGTGGCAGACGGACTCGCTCGCCGCCGCTTCTACGACCAACGCGCAGATCGAAGGCGACGACGTGTCGTCCTACGACTCGACCAGCGCGACGACCCGTATCGGCAACTACACGCAGGTCAGCCGCAAGACGCTCATCCTCTCGGGCACCCTCGAGTCGGTGGACAAGGCTGGCCGTCGCTCGGAGCTGGCCTACCAGCTTGCCAAGCGTTCTGCCGAACTGAAGCGCGACATGGAGTCGATCATGCTCTGCAACCAGAAGGCCGATGGCGGCTCCTCTGGCGTGAGCACGGCGCTCCGTAAGACGGGCTCGCTCCTTGCCTTCTTGAAGTCCAACACGGACAAGGGCACGGGCGGCGCTGATCCGTCGTACACCACGCAGCCGAACGCGACCCGCACGGACGCGACCGACGCCAACCTGCGCACGTTTACTGAGACGATTCTCAAGAGCGTGATTCAGAAGGTGTGGGCCGCTGGCGGTACGCCGAAGATTCTGATGGTCGGCCCCGTCAACAAGCAGCGCGTTTCGGGCTTCGCGGGTATCGCGGAGATTCGTCGCGAAGTGACTGGCAACAAGCCTGCAACCATAATCGCCTCAGCGGACGTTTATGTGAGCGATTTCGGGAACGTGGCCACCGTGCCTAACAGGTTCATGCGTGAGCGTGATGCTTTCGTGCTCGACCCCGAGTACGCCAGCGTTGCCTTCCTGCGTCCCTTCCAGACCGTGCAACTTGCGAAGACCGGCGACGCCGAGAAGCGCATGATCCTCGTCGAGTGGGGCTTGAAGGTCAACACCGAGGCCGCGCACGGCCTCGCGGCTGACCTCACCACGACCTAATCGGGTGATGTAAACTCGGGGGCGCCGGTAATTGTGCCGGCGCCCTTTGAGTTGAGGTGAACATGCAATCGACGGGCAAGAAGCTTTTTGACTTTGACCCGACGACAGGCACCACGAAGTGGTGGCACTACGACGCCGACTCTGACGAGGCGACCATCGAGACGGTCTTCGAGGTCGGCGACATCGTAGAGCAGAACAAGGCCCAGTATTCAGCGACCGACGAGAGGACGCGCTGGGGCGAGTGGAGCAAGGTGGCCTCGATACCGATGCCGTTGTTCTACCGGCTGAAGAGTCAGGGCATCGTTGACGACCCGAAGAAGATGAAGGCCTGGCTGAACGACGCAGACAACAGGTTTTTTAGAACACGACCGGGGCGCGTATGAGCCGCTCGGTCGCAATTTTAGTCCCAGCAAGGGACACGGTGATGACCTCGTTCGCCTATGACCTAGCGCGCGCGATGTCGTTCCACACCGCGACAACGGACGACCGTGTGCTGCTTTACACCTCGCACGGGACTCTGATCGCCTCTCAACGGATGGAGCTTGCGCGGCAGGCTCTGGAGGAGAAGGCGGACTATCTCCTCTGGCTTGACTCAGACATGCGGTTCCCGAGGGAGACCATCGGGCACCTCATGCTGCGCGACAAGCCGATCGTGGCCGCGAACTATGCGACGCGCCGTATGCCGGTCAAGCCGGTGGCGATGATGGACAACGACGGCGAGATCGGGCGGGTGTATACCGCGCCGGACTCTGAGGGGCTCCAGCCGGTGGATTACATCGGCATGGGGGTGATGATGGTGAAGCGCGAGGTGTTCGAGAAGGTGGAGGCGCCGTGGTTTGCGATCCCCTACAGCACCATCGGGAATCACTACATCGGCGAGGACGTGTTTTTCTGCCGCAAGGCGCGCGAGGCGGGATACGAGGTACTCGTGGACCATGACCTCTCGCACCAGGTTAAGCACATCGGGACCTTCGAGTATTCACACGAAGGCGCATGGGCGATGAAGGAACAGGTGGATGGCTCTAACATCATACAGCGCGCTTAGGGCGAGCATCGCCGACTGGCTGAACCGGGACGACCTGACGTCGGTCATCCCGGACTTCATCTCGTTGGCCGAGGCGCAGCTCGAGCGCCGTCTGCCGACGCAGAAGATGGTCAAGCGCGTGGATATTACTATCAGCGCGCAGTTCACCACGCTCCCGTCTGACTTTCTGTCTGCAAAGTCGCTGGTGCTGACCTCGACGGCTCCCGTGCAGCAGCTCGTGTTCTTGACCGAGGACGAGCTTGACGCGAAGAAGACCGTCTACCGCACGACCGGCAAGCCGCAATATTTTGCGCTGATTGCAGACCAAGTCGAGACGCTGCCGCCGCCCGACACTAGCTACACCGCAGAGCTGACATATGTGGCAACTCTTGCCAAGCTCTCGGACTCCAATGCCTCGAATTGGATATTGGAGCGCCACCCTGATGTGTACCTCTACGGGTCGCTGCTGCAGGCGGCCCCGTACCTGCGCGACGACGAGCGCGTCGCCCTCTGGACCCCGCTCTACGGGCAGGCCATCGAGGACATGATCCTGCAGAACGAGCGCGCGGCATTCAGCCAGGGGCGCATTTCCATGACAGTCAAGCCGACGCGGGTGATCCCGTAGTTTAGCGCTGCCGGCAAAGACTAAAAAATTCACACAGAGAATCCGGCCTATTTAGGGGCCGCCTGAGGGTAGCAAGCATGGCTGACACAACCACCACCAACCTTGGCCTGACGAAGCCGGAAGTCGGCGCATCGGCGGACACTTGGGGCGGCAAGATCAACACCAACCTGGACCTCGTGGACGGACTGTTCGCCGCCGCCGGCAGCGGCACCTCGGTGGGGCTCAATGTCGGCGCCGGCAAGACGCTGGCGGTGGCCGGGACGATGACAGTTACCGGATCTGCGTCGGTGGTTTTCGCTGCCGGTTCTGCCGCAGCGCCGTCTATCACCACGACCGGCGATACAAACACCGGCATCTTCTTTCCCGCCGCAGACACGATTGCCTTCACGGAGGGCGGCGCGGAGTCGATGCGGATTAGTTCGTCAGGAAATGTTGGTATCAGCGAAGGCAACGCCCCGACACAAGTTTTGAGCCTTTATCGCAGCGGCTCAACCAACGCCATTATGTCTGCTGGCAACAGCAACACAGGTCTTAACGGTACGCTGTTTGGCGTGGACACGACTGGCAACGCCATCGTCAACCAGACGCAAAACTTTGCGACGATTTTCAGCACCAACAACACGGAACGCGTTCGTATCGACTCCTCCGGCAACCTCGGCATCGGGACGAGTTCGCCTAGCGCAAAACTCCATGTTGTCGGCAGTCAATACCGTCAGAACGATTCCACGGGTTCGTTCGGCTTCACGCTCAACACGACGAGCAGCACCACGACGCTTGCCACGCTGTTTGGTGGGTCATCTTTTGCTATTCAAACTGGTGGAAGCGGTACAAATCAACTCACGCTCGACTCCTCCGGCAACCTCGGCATCGGGACGAGTTCGCCGTCCGTGCGGCTGCATAGCAAGTCCAGCCTCGCGGAAAACACCATCATCGAAGGCACGACTGCGCGCGGCGGCGGTAATGTGTATGCCTCGTTCTACGACCCGACCGGGCGCAAGGGCTATTTCGGATACAGCGGGTCTGACGATTCGTTCAACTTCGTCAACGAAATGAACGCTTATATGTTGTTTGGCACCAACGGCAACGAGCGTATGCGAATCGACGCGAACGGAAACATCGTCGCAGGCGCATCTGCCGCCCTCGCCACGACCGCGACCAACGGCTTCCTCTATGTCCCGACCTGCGCGGGTACGCCGACCGGAACGCCGACCGCAATCACGGGCATGGCACCCATCGTCGTAGATACCACCAACAACAAACTCTACTTCTACAGCACCGGCGTTTGGCGCGATGCTGGCCCGTAACACACAGGAGCGCACATGGAAATCACCCTCACCCTGACCCGCGACGAAGTGCAGGCTATCCTGCAAGTGCTTGGGCAGTTGCCGACGAGCAGCGGCGCGTGGCCTTTGGTGGTGAAGGTCAAGGAGCAGGCCGACGAGCAGCTCAAGGAGCAGGAGCCGTGACCACACCCATCGAACGCGTCGGAGACATCGCCGCAGCCGGCAGCGTGACCGCCGCCAGCGTGTCGTGGATGACCCAGGCCAACGAGATCATCTCGCTGCTTGCCGGGCTCATCGCAATATGCGCCGGCTGCTTCGCGATCGCCGTGCACTTCAAGAACCTGAGGAAGCCCTGATGGAGCCACGCTGGCTCATCGCCGCGCGCGCCTTCCTCGGCCTGCGGGAGATCCCCGGCAAGGCGACCGCGCCAACCATCGCCCGCTGGCTGCGCGAGCTCAAGGCGTGGTGGTCGGATGATGAGACCCCGTGGTGCGGCACCTTCGTCGCCGCCGTGCTCGAGGGCGAGGGCATCAAGCGCCCAAAGCATTGGTACCGCGCAAAGGCGTGGCTCGACTGGGGCGATTATATCCGTGAGCCCGCCGTGGGCGCTGTCGTTATCCTTGATCGCAAGGGCGGCGGCCACGTCGGGTTCGTGGTCGGAAACGACGAAGCCGGGCGCCTGATGGTGCTCGGCGGGAACCAGGGCAACGCCGTGACGGTGGCGCCATTTAATCGTGCCCGGGTGCTTGGCTATCGCTGGCCCCCGGGCTTCACCGTGCTGGGCGGCCCCATGCCGCTCATCGCATCCAACGGGGCGAAGGCCTCGGCCAACGAAGCGTAGGAGATGAACATGAACGCAGAACAAATCGCCGGGATCGTCCGCGCCGTCGTGGCCGCCATCGGCGGCTACCTTGTCGGCAAGGGCCTCGCCGACGCCGAGACCGTCGCCGCCGTGGGCGGCGCGCTCGCCACCCTCGCCGTGGCGGCGTGGTCGGTGCTGTCGAAGAAGAAGCCCGAGGCGGCGTGAGGATCTGGCTGGGGGCGGCTCTGGCGCTTGCGCTGGCCGCCCTCGGCTGGGCCGGGCACCGGTCGGCCTACCAGAGCGGCCACGAGGCTGGCTCGGCGGCCGTGAGGGCAGAGTGGCACCTTGAGCGGGCGAAGGCCGCAGAGGCCGCCAGAGAGGCCGAGGCGCTGATTTACGCCCGGCACCAGGAGGTGGAGCGTGGACTCACGGACAAGTTGGACGATGCTGATCGCCGTGGCCGCGAGCTTGCTCGCCGGCTGCGCGACGCCCGCGCCGCCCCCGGCGTGCCCGCCGCCTGTCCCGGTGCCGCCGCGGCTGATGTCGCCCCCGGAGAGTCCGGCGACGCGCGAGCGATTGACGAGGCTCTTATCGATCACCTCGAAGCCTGCGAGAGAGACGCCGAGCGGCTCGCCGAGCTCCAGAGACTGACAGAGGACTGATGTGGCACTTATTCCGCTGAACATCCAGCCGGGCGTGTACCGCAACGGCACCGAGTACCAGAGCCGTGGGCGCTGGCGCGATGCTAGCCTTATCCGCTGGTACGAGAACACCATGCGCCCGGTGGGCGGCTGGCGTAAGCGCGCCTCGGGGCAGGTCACGGGCAAGTGCCGCGGCCTCTTGGCGTGGCGCACGAACGCTAACGCGCGCTGGATCGGCATCGGCACGCACACCAAGCTCTTCGTTATGAACGAAGCCGGGACCATCACCGACATCACCCCGACCAGCTTCACGACCGGCAACGCCGACGCGGTGCTGAACCTGGGTTATGGCGGCGGCCCCTACGGCTTGTTCGCCTATGGCACCCCGCGCGCGGATACGGGCACGGTGACGCCGGCCACGACTTGGACGCTCGACAACTGGGGCGAGTACCTGCTGGCGTGCAGCAACGCCGACGGCAAGATCTACGAGTGGGACCTGCTCGTGGCGAACGACGGCGTGGCGCTTGCTAACGCGCCGGTCAGCAACAAGGCCGTGCTCGTGACGGCCGAGCGGTTTGTGTTCGCCCTCGGCGCCGGCGGCAACGCGCGAAAGGTGGCCTGGTCCGACCAAGAGGACAACACGACCTGGACGCCCTCGATCACGAACCAGGCGGGCGATATCGAGCTCGAGACGGTCGGCTCCATCGTGACCGGCAAGCGCCTGCGCGGCGTGAACCTGATATTCACGGATGTCGACGTTCACACGGCCCAGTACCAGGGTCCGCCGTATGTGTATGGCTTTGAGCGGATCGCGACCGGCTGCGGCGTAATCAGCGCGCAGGCGGTGGCGGCGGTGGAGTCGGTCGCCTACTGGTGGTCGCCCTCTGGCTTCTTCATGTACGACGGATTCGTGCGCCCGCTCAAGTGCGAGGTGCTCGACTATGTGGTGAACAACCTCTCGCAGACCCAGCGCTCAAAGGTGTACGCCGTCGCAAACAACCAGTACGGCGAGGTCTGGTGGTTTTACCCGAGCGCCTCAAACAGCGAGTGCGACTCCTATGTGTCGTACAATTACCGCGAGGGGCATTGGTCCATCGGCACCCTGGCGCGCACCGCCGGCACCGACCGCGGCGTCTTCAGCTACCCGCTGATGGTCTCCCCGGACGGCTATGTCTACGAGCACGAGGTCGGCGTCACCTACGACGGCACGGCGCCGTTCGCGCGCTCTGGCGCCATTGAGCTGGGCGGCGGCGAGCGGCTGATGGTGGCGCGGCAGGTTATCGCCGACGAGAACGCGATGGGCGCGGTGTCGCTGCAGTTCATCACCAAGTTCGCGCCGAACGGCGCGGAGACGACCAAGAGCTACACCATCGACTCCATCTACACCCCGGTGCGATTCACCGGGCGGCAGGTCGAGATGCAGATTACGGGCGCGTCTCCGGCCACGGACTGGCGCGTCGGGACGATGCGGCTCGATGCCGTGGCGGGGGGAGAGCGATGAAAGAGGTCGAGGGCATCGAGCACATCGCGCCATTCCGCGAGCCCATCGAGCGCGCGCTCGCCGAGGGCTACGGCCAGATGGGCTACCACGACGTGCTCGACGGGATCGCGCGCGGCGAGTACCAGTTTTGGGCCTCGAATGATTCGTGCGTGGTGACGACCGTTGACATCTTTCCGCGCATCAAGCAGCTCACCGTCATCATCGGCGCGGGCGACCTGCGCGAGATTGATGATGTGATACGCCCGGTCATCGAGGCCTGGGCTCGCAGCATCGGCTGCGACACGATGTTGATCATGGGACGCCCCGGCTGGCAGCGGGCGCTTGAGGGTTACAGACGCACCGCGGTGGTGCTTGAGAAAAAACTATGAGCAAGATTTTTTCGTCCAAGAAAAAGGAAGTCTCCAAGTCGGAGATCGACCCGAGGATCTACGACAGCGTGCTGCGGAACCTGCAGTTCGCCGAGGAGGTCTCGGCCATCCCGTACGAGCCGTACCGCGGGATGATGGTCGCGCCGTTCACGCGCGACTATATGGAGGGCGAGGCCGCGACGCGCCGCATCGCGCGAGAGGGCGGCTTTGTCCCCGAGGTGGAGGCCGCCGCGCGCAACGCGCAGGCGCTGATGGGCTACCAGCCCGAGCGTGTCTCGGCTGGTCGCATTGGCACGCAGTTCGGCGCGCGCGACATCGGAGCGGAGCGCGTCGGTGCGGCCCTTGGGCGCGGCCCCGCCACGGTCAGCGCGGAGCGCTTGGGGACTACCTTTGCGCCCGAGCGTATCGCCGCGCGTGACATCGGTGCGTCGCTTGCAGGCGGACCTTCGCGCATCTCTGCCGGCCGCGTCGGGGCGCAGTTTGCGCCCGAGCGTGTGGCTGCGGGTCAGCTCGGGACCACCTTCGCCGCGCGCGATGTGGGCGCGCCGGGCGCTGCGCCGATGGCGCAGGGCGCGTCGGTGCTGGGGCGTGACATCGGCGAGTACATGAACCCATACGAGCGCCAGGTCATCGAGGCCGGGCTCGGCGACATCAGCCGTGCCGAGGAGCAGGCACGCGGCGGGCGCGCCGCGCGCGCCACCGCCGCCCGTGCCTTCGGCGGCTCGCGCGCCGCGATCGAGGAGGGCATCGCCGCAGGTGAAGCCGCCCGCGAGCGCAACCGCTTCGTGGCAGAGCAGCGCGCGCAGGGCTTCCGCGAGGCGTCGGCGCAGCGTGAGGCAGATGTTGGCCGCCAGCAGCAGGCTGGACTCAGCAACCAGGCGGCGGCGCAGCAGGTGATGGAGCTCGCCCAGCGCGGGCAGATCACGAACCAGCAGCGCGACCTCGAGCTCTCGCGGCTTGGCCTTACCGCCGGGCAGGCGAACATCGACGCACAGATGCGCGCCGCGCTCGCCAACCAGCAGGCGCAGCAGGACGCGCAGCGGCTTGGGCTCACGGCCGAGACGACGAACGTCCAGGCGGCGCTTGAGGCCGAGCGCGCCAATCAGGCCGCGGCGCAGCAGTACATGCAAATGGGGCTCTCCGCAGAAGAGGCAAACCAGCGCGCACAGATGGACGCGGCGACGCGCAACCAAGCCGCTGGGCAGGAGGCGCAGCGATTGGGGCTCACCGCCGGGCAGTTCAACGTCGAGCAGCAGATGCGCGCCGGGCTCGCCAACCAGCAGGCGCAGCAGGACTACATGCGGATGGGCCTGTCGGCAGAGGAGGCGAACCAGCGCGCCATGCTCGACGCATCTGGTCGCAACCAGCAGGCGGAGCTTGAGGCGCAGCGCCTGGGGATGACCGCGCAGCAGTTCAACGAGCAGCAGCAGATGGAGGCCGCGCGCGCGAACCAGGGCGCCGGCTTGCAGGGCGCAGAGTTCCGGCTTGGAGCCGGGCGCGACCTGGCGGGCTACGGCCAGACGGCGCTCGAGAACCGCTACGGGGCGGGGCGGGCGATGATGGGCCTCGGAACGCAGCAGCAGAACCTCTACCAGCAGTTCCTTAACGCGCAGCGCGAGGAGGACCTCCGCCGGCAGGAGTTCCCGCTGCGGCAGCTCGCGATCCGGCAGGGCGCGGTGTCGGCGTCGCCGATGAACGTCACCAACACCGGCACCGTCACGGCGCGGCCGTCCTATTGGGAAATGGCTCAAAAGGTCTTCGGCTCCGACGAGGACATGAAGCGCGACGTGCGCGACATCAAGAATCCGCTCGACAAGGTGCGCCGCCTCAAGGGCATCGAGTTCGAGTGGGAGAACGGATACGGCGAGAACGAGGGCGAGGACAGGGGCGGCGAGGAGGACATGGGCATGTCGGCCCAGTCCGTCGAGCGCGCCATGCCCGAGGCTGTCTCGCGGCGCGAGTCGGACAACATGCGCCAGTACGATCTGCCGCAAGTGGTCGGGCTGCTCACCGAGGCCGTGAAGGAACTCGACCGCAAGGTCAGCAAGAGGAAAGGCTAATGGACCCGATCATGCAGGCAATCATGGCGTCTCTCAAGAGCGGTGGTTCAGGAACGGCCGGCCCGGCCGCCTCGACGTTCTCGTTCGGGAACATCCTCAAGAACCTCAAGAAGAAGCCCTCCGATGAGGAGGTGGACTTGAGCAGCTTCATCGACCGCCCCAAGATCGAGCGCGGCACCATGACCGGGGCCGCGACGCAGTACGACCCGCGCCGCATCTACGGCGGCCTCTATGACCTATACGGCGGCCGGCGCGTGCGCGGCGGCCTCCTCGGAGACTGACATGGCAGAGACGACCAGATTCCAGCGCTTCATCGGCGGCCTCTTGGGCGAGAACCTCGAGGGCATGACCGAGGAGCAGCGCCGACGGCTCACCCGCGAGGGGACCACCTCGGCCATTCTCGGGATGTTGAGCGGCTCCGGCCTCATCGGCGGCCTCGAGGCATACGGCGAGCGGCGCAAGAAGTCGGCCGCGGAGGGCGAAACCGCCCGCCGCCAAGCCGCCGCCGAGGCGCTGATGCCGCAGGTGGTGGGGCGTCTATTTGGTGGCCCTGCCGGGCGGCTCGAGAGCCTCCCTGGCGGCGAGGGCGGCGAGCTGACCTCGCGGTACCGCCAAGACCCGCGCGGCGCTATGGCGGCCCTCTACGGCTCCCAGGCGGGGCGCGACCTAGCCCAGATGGCGCCGGATCTCGCCAAGCTCGCCACCGAGGGCACTCTCGGGAGCATCGTCGGCGGCTCGGTCGTCAATCGACTGACCGGCAAAGTTACGACGCCGGCCAAGGCGCCCGAGGCCAAGACCCCGGTGCGCGAGGTGGACCTCGGCGGGCAGGTCATCGTGTACTTCAACGACGGCACCACGCAGACGTTCCCGAAGGGGATGGCGCCCGGTGCGCGCGCGGCCGTGGGCGGTGGCGGCGCTGGAGGCGGTGCTGGAGGTGGTGGGGGAGAGAGCTTTGGAAAAGAGGACGCCACCACGCTGCGCAAAGAGGCCACGACGCAGTTGTCCGAATACCAGAAATTCGGGGATGCGTGGGGGCGGGTGCAAGAGGCAGCCATGAACCCCAGCCCCGCAAACGACATCGCGCTAATCTTCGCGTATATGAAAATTCTAGACCCCACCAGCGCGGTGCGAGAGGGCGAGTTTGCGACGGCGGCAAACGCCGGCAGCATCCCGCAAAGAGTCTGGGCTAGATACAACAAACTCATCCGCGGAGAAGAACTTAATGCTGAACAGAGAAACGATTTTCTGTCATCGGCGTATGGACTTGTCAGAAGCCAGCACAGAAACGCACAGCGAATCGTAGACAGATATGGCAACCTGGCTGCAGGTTACGGTGTAAACCCAAAAGCGGTGGCAGAGAATCCTCTCGCTTGGGCCATTGCGCCCAAAGTCAGTAATCAGCAAGAGTTTGACAGGCTGGCGCCGGGAACCTTGTTTGAAGATTCCACCACCGGCAAGTTGAAAGTAAAGCCGAGGTAATCTAAATGAGCGAAAAAAAAATGGATTGGAGAAACGCACCTCTGGCTGGCGCAGGGGAAGGGCCAGATGCCATTCAGATGTCCCCAAGGCAGAAGGAAGAGCGAAAAGTCGGTCTCGCTCAACGCACTGCAATAGAGGGCATCACACAGGGAGTTTTCGGGATTCCCGCCTTTGCTGGCGACGTTTTGTTCGGAGCCGCTCCTAGCCTACTGACGCAAGCTTTCGGCGGCGAACCATACACGGGGAGCCGCCTGACCCCTTTTTCGTCTAGCGTTAGATATGCAGGCGAAAGCCTGGCGGATTTGCTAGGTAAGCCAAAGCCAGAAACTGAGGCGGAGAAAACAGCTGTTAGATATGGAACCACCGGAATTGCCGCCCTTGGCGGAGCCGGGGTGGCTACTCTTGCCTCAAGATTGCTTCCAAGGGCTGTTTCTGCGCCTTCCGTTTCTGGAGATCTCTTGAGGCCAAATGTGATGGCCCCTGTAGAGCGCTCTAGGGTCGCAACCTCAGAGCTTGGGACTGCCCCGGTGTCGCAGACAGGGGCATCACTTGGCGGAGAGCTCGGCGGGGACATTGGCGTATTAGCGGCGGGAGATGACGCAGACCAAAAAAGATCCGTCGCATTCAGAACCGGCGGCTCTATTTTGGGCACTGTTTTGGGCGGGTCTACTGCTGGCGTGTCAAGTGCCGCAGGATCAACCGCCTCCCAGCCGTTTACTGCCCCAGGCAGAGATATCAGCGTCGGCTCGCTTTTAAGAAACATGGCGACCAACCCTGATCAAGCAATATTGAATCTTCAAAGGTCCAGAGCGAATGTCCCAGGGGTTCAGCCTTTGACAGCTGACTCTGCTAGAGATATCGGACTGGCAGGGTTTGAGACCGGCGTACGGTCTAGCGCTGACATGACCAACCTTATCGCCGCGCAGAGGCTTGCTAATGCGAGGGTGCTTCGTCAAGAGATGGACAGACTTGCGCGCACATCTGACCCTGCGGAGCGAGATGCAGTCATCAAAAAGATGCAGGATATCCGCAGCGAAATGACGAGGCCGATGCGCGAGCAGGCCTTTGCATCAATGGACGCAAACATATCTCCAGAATTAGCCCAGAGAGGGATTGCCCTTTCGATAGATAATGTGCTTAAAAAAATCAACTCTAGCGAAAGGGGCGCTGGAGAAGGCGCCGGCGCGGTCATTAATTGGACCCGTGGAAGGCTGAATGATGAGATTTTAGGCAAGGATGTTGAAGGAAACTTCTTCAAAAGGCTTTACGAAATTCGCAAGGATTTGCGTGAAAAAACCCTTGCCTCTACAACTGAAGAACAGACTCGCGTATTTAAGAGCGGGGCACCTGTAGCAGAGGACATAATCCGCGCAATCGACGATATCCTGGATTCGGCTGCTGGCGGAAATAAATCGTGGCAAAGTTATCTTGAAAACTTCGCAGAATCCAGCAGGCGCCAGGAGCGCATCGGATTGTTGCAGGATATTCAGCAGCGCAGCATAGGAACCACAGCAGACATTGAGTCTGGCAGGTTTATGCTATCTGCTCCGGCCATGACTAGAATCATAAGGTCTCGGCAAAGCGAAATAAATGACACGCTCACCAGCGTGCAACAAAAAAGGCTAAATAACATCCTTCTGGATTTGCAGCAGGGCTCGGCTCCTTCTGCGCCTGGCGCAAGGCCGCCAACGTCTGGAACCATAAAGAACATCACGATGGCAAACTTGATTGGCCGGACTCTTGGTGGACAGGCATCTAATTCTGCGGCCCTTCGTACGTTGATAAAGCCGCTCGAATGGCTGACAAATGTGCCAGAAGAAAAGGCTCAGGAGCTTCTGGTCCAAGCGATGATTGACCCAAAACTTGCGGCCCTTTTAATGCAGAAAGCAGACCCTAAAAATGTCACAACATTTAGCGATTCTCTGCGAGAGTCAGCCAGAGGGTCTATATATGCGACACCAAGAAGCGGCCTTTTAGGTCAAGGCGAATGACGACAGACGTGAAACGTTACAATGGCAAGGCCCGGCTCTAATAGAGCCGGGCTATCCAACAGTACCTGATGCGTGGTATACAGTCGCCGCTCGCCAGGCGTGCAATGATGTCGCGTGGCACCCGAGGGATCGCAACCTATGCCCCAGCAGCAGGACTCCTCTCGTCGGAAGACTGACCGCCACGCCCGGCTGCAGATCCCGCGTCGGTTCCAGCTGCACGGCCACGAGGTCACGGTGCGGATCATCCCGCGCACCCGGTGGCCGCACTCGATGGATACCGTCGGGATGTACGACCCTGCCTGTCACCGCATCGATGTGCGCGGCGATCTGGGCGACACCGAGCTGCAGCAAGCCTTCTGCCACGAGTGGGCTCATGCCATGCTTTCAGAAATGAACCACCCGCTCAATGACGACGAGGTATTCGTGGACACCATGGCGAGCCTGCTCCAACAGAGCCTGAGTACATTTGACTGCGAAAACAAAAAATGCTGACCGCATCTGACCAGGACTTTATCGCCGCTTGGCAGCGCCTAAAACGACCCGCAGATGTGGCAAGGGCGCTGAACCTTTCGGTGCGGCAGGTGTTCACGCGCCGCCGATCGCTCGAGACGAAGCACGGCATCGTGCTCGAATCTGAAAACAGCAGGGCCTGTACCGAGAACACGCGAGGCCCGTCGGGCGCCGCCTTCCGCGCCAGCAAGCTCGCCGCCGAGCGGGCGGTTAAGTACGAGGGCGAAATGCACGACACCATCGAGGATGGCGTGGTGCTGGTGGCGAGTGATTGCCACTACTGGCCCGGCGTCGTCACCGTCGCGCACGAGGCATTCTGTCGGCTCACCAAGACGCTAAAGCCCGAGATGGTCATCCTCAACGGCGACATCTTGGACGGCGCTCGCATCAGCCGCCACCCGCGGATCATGTGGGAGCAGCAGCCGCAGCTCAAGGACGAGATCCATACCGTCCAAGATCGCTGCGCTGAGATCGCCCGAGCGGCAGGCTCGGCCAAGCTGGTGCGCACAATCGGCAACCACGACGCGCGGTTTGAGAACTACCTCTCCGGCCGGGTCGCTGAGGTTGAGGGGATGCCTGGCACGACGCTGCTCGACTTCCTGCCGTCATGGCGCGCCGGCTGGGCGCTGCACTTGAACGCCAAGACGGACGGCTGGGTCTGCGTCCGGCATCGCCCGGTCAATGGCGGCATCCACGCGGCCTACAACAGCGCCCTGAAAAGCGGCGTGAGCTACGTCCACGGCCACCTCCACCAGCTCAAGGTCACGCCGTGGGGCGACTACCGAGGCAGGCGCTACGGCGTGGACACCGGCACGATGGCCGACATCACCGGCCCGCAGTTCACCTATGTCGAGGCGGGGCCGGTCAACTGGGCGTCAGGCTTTGCCGTGCTCACGTTTCGCGAAAAGCGAATGCTGCCGCCCGAGCTCTGTGTGGTCGAGGGCGGCAAGGCGTGGTTCCGGGGCGAGGCGGTCTAGCGCTCCCTCGGGTCCACGCCGGCCAGCATCGAGGCGTACCAGAGCATCTTCTTGGCGTCCTGCTCCACGGAATCCTTCAGCCCCAGTCGCCAGTTATATTTTGCCACTTGGCCGCGTAAGTACCCGCGAAACTCCGTCGGCGAGAGCTGCGCCTCGATGGCGTCGATGCACTCGATCTCGCCGGCCCTGTAGTGTGCCGGGTTAATGGGGTCGCTCATGTCATCACCTCCACAAGAAGCGCGCAGAACAGCAGGATGCCGATCGCCGCGATGATTGCGTCGCGCAGCAGCCGAAAGAAGGCGTCAAAGTCAGGCGGCTTTTCCATCGTCATCCTCCACGGCATCCTCGACGCGGGCGACGAGCTCCTCAAGCTCCTCGTCGCTGATCTGTTCCTGCCCGTGTAGTGCGCACCAGGCGGGGTCTGTGCGGCGCAGGGCGTCTCGGATCTCGGTCAGTAGTTCAAGATGGGTCATATCGTCCTCTCCTGTTTCGGTCCCGAACACTCGCCCTTAAACATCGCGTGACACCGCCCGCCGCCGTCAAGGCAGTTCGGGTACGCGCAGCCGGCACGCTGCCCGTGCAGCCGCTCGAGCTCGGCGGCGTACTCGGCGCAGCGCTCCATCAGTTCCTTACACTTCGCCCGGTACTCTGACTCCGAGTGCGCGCGCGCGAGCCAGTCGCGGTCCCAGTCGTCGAGTTCGATGGTCATGCCTGGTACCTCCTCACTAACGCCTCGACGGCAGCGGCGTTCCGCGCCGTCACCCATTCCCGATTCAGCTGCAGCGCCCGCGTCTTCCTGCCGAGCTCGAGCGCGATGCGTGACTTCGTGAAGCCCTCATCGAGCAGCCACTCGATCCGCTCCCAAGTGCGCTTGGCCGGGACCAGCGCGGCATCGCCGCGATAGGCAGGCGTCACCGCCAAGATCCGGCGCTCGGTTCGCGCTCGGATGCGCAGCTTTCGCTTGGTGCGGATGTCGGCGATGACCGACTCTGCAACGTCCGAGGCCGCGGCCACCATCCGGCGACCGACGCCCATTCGGGAGAGCGCGAGGATGTGACGCCGCGCCGAAGCAGCGTCGACGATGCCGTTCCAGTCGCCCGCGGCCCGGGCCGCCTGGCGCTCGCGCTCGTAGTCGCTGTTCGCGCGCCGGCAGTGAAAGCACTTGCACCCGCCGAGGTACCGCAGCCGATGTCCGTGCGGGCGGTCGGCGGCGAGCTCTGCGATAGGGCGCAGGCCGCGATCCTGCAGGCTCACTCTTGGTCCTCCGCGCTGTGCCACTCATTCTGCCGGCGCAAGAACTTCGGCCACTCCAGCGCAGCCGTGAAAGAGCGATCCTCGATGAGCAAATGGTTGGTCGGCTGCGCCGTAAACCGGCCGTTCTCGAGCTGCAGGAAATAGAACTCCTTGCTCTGCTCTGGGGCTGCGCTGAAGGCATCGCCGACCGGGGCCACGGTAAAAAGGTACATCCCGCGGCGCTCCGACTTGTCCTGCAAGCGCGCGCGGCAGTTCATGCTCTGCAGGAACGGGTATTCGATGGTAGAGAACTGGTACCCGTAGCAGTCCCAGGTCGCGGCCTGTGCCGGCGTCCACGGCTCGTCGACTTCATTGCGAGACGCGAGCTGGTGCAGCGGCACGTTGCGGTAGACCGCGCCGCACTCAAGCAGCACATGGCACCCGAAGGCGCGGCCGGGGAAGCTCGTGAGCCCAAACCAGACCGCCCGCAGCCAGCCGTGGTCGCCGATCGCGTTTGGCTCGACCCAGACATACTGGTGCGTAGGCAGCGGGCCGGCGTGTGTGTGTAGCGTCATAGTAGGGTACCGGCTGTCTGGACGGGGCCGGGCTCCGAAGTGGGTATCGCCAGACTCGAGGGTGGATCAGGCCGCTCTCTTCTTGAGCCTCTCGTTCAGGTCGTGCAGCGCGCGCAGGTGCAGGAACGCCGGCCAAGCGTCATCGTCCAGGCTCGGGTAGTAGTGGTGGCCGAAGTCACCGTTCTCCTTGCTGAACCGCAGCAGGTGGTACCCGCCGTCGATCCGGCTCCCGGTCGTCTCCTCGTACGCTTTCGCATACGCCGCCAGTTGGCACAGCATCTCCGGCCAGACCGAGTTCGAGGTCTTGAAGTCCCCGAGCACGAGCTTGCCGTCGAGGCGGCCGATGAAGTCCAAGGTGCCGCCGTACCGGTGCGCCTCGCTGATGACCTTGACCTCGCAGTCGATGATCTCGAGCTGCGTGCCCTTGCACCAGAACTCGAAGGCCGAGTACGCCGACGATGCGCGCGCGCGGAACGACACCGGGTCGGTGACGGTCTCGGCGGCGATGCTCTTCTCGAGCACCTCCACCGGGCTACCGCCCTTCACCCAGGCCTCGCACATGGCGTGGACGCACGTCCCGATGGCGAGGATGTCGTTGCCCTCGTACAGACCGCCCGGCGCGTCCTTGCCCTGCCCCTCCAGCAGCCCGTGCTCGCGGCCCTGCTTGTACGCCCAGTTGATGAGCGCCCCGGGGTCCTTGATCTTGAGGACCGTGGTGACGCTCGGGATCTTCTTCCCGTCGAGTGCCTTATAACCCTGTCTCGGTGTAGGCACGATCAGAACGCCAGGTCGTCGTCGGCAAAGTCCGACGCCAGCGCCGCGGGCGCGGCGGCAGGCTTCGGGGCCGCCTTCGGCGCGTCGACGATGCGGGCGGCGATCTTTTCCTGCATCCAGGTCGGGAGCTTGTCGAAGAGGGCGCCGTTCGGCTCGTCGGTCGAGTACACCAGCGCCTCGCCCTCCATCACCGGAGCCGGGATCGCCTTCGGCAGCGGCATGATGGACGTGAGGTTGGCATACGTTCTGTCGCCTTTAACGCTGTGCGTTACATTGATGAACGCAGGCTTCCCGGCGATCTTGCCCAGGTCAAACTTCTTCAACTCCTCCGGCGTGAACGCCTTTCCGCGCCACGAGGTGAGCAGCGCGTAGAGCGTGGACTTCTCGTTGAGGCTCAGACCCACCGTGCGGCTGATGACCGCCGGCAGGCTCTTCGTCTCGCCGTCCTTCGTAATCTCGACCCGAATCTCCGGTATCTGGAACCGCAGCACCACCGTGCGCTTCGGCGCAAACTGGCCGCCGGGTGACGGCTGGACGCCAAGGTCCACGACCATATCGCAGACCGCTGCATACGCACCCGCCTCAATCGGCTTGCGGGGCTCGAAACTGCCGCCAGGGGCGGCGCTAACAAACAGACTCATCGCTTCTCTCCTTCTTGGGTTGTTGAATCGACTCTTCGGATTTCGACCACGCCGTCGTGGCCTGTAAAAAGTGAAAGCCCAGAGAACCGCAGCGCCTGCGCCAACTCGCCGACGCTGACGCCGCAGAGTCGCGCGCGGGTCGGGGGGCTCACGCCGCCCGGGTACTCAAACTCAATCCGCAGGCCCATCGTCCGCTCCAAGCTCTTGTAGAAGTTGTCGACGGGGGCGCTCATACGAACCACCGCGAGTGCTTGTGCGGCTGCACGACGCGCGCGCGGCAGTTGGGGTGCGGCAACCGCTCGCGGCGGTCGCGTAGGCACGACCACGGCGCGGGGCGGGTCCACATAAAGAGCAGAAGGATGCCGAGCCAGATTGCGCAGACCAATACAAAGGCGACGCAGAAGGCGGTCTCAAGGGGAGTCATGCGGCCACCTGCACCGGCCAGATGCGGCCGTTATACGAGACCTTTGCGACCTCGACCTTGCACTCGCGGTCGGCGTAGACCGTGACGCCGTTGCCAAGGGCACGCGAACCGCCGCCGCCGTTCATCACGAGCGCGTCGCGGTAGTCGTCCCACCACACAGCAACCGCCTCAACCGATTCCGCTTGCTTAACGCTGCGGCCATGCTTGATATAAACCATGATGCGTCTCCTTCTATCGCTTCCGGTCGGCAACATCGCCGCCCGTGGAATGCATACTGCAACAGGCCGGGAGGGGTGTCAAGCCTTTCTTGAAAATATTTTTCAGCCGCCGCCCTTGCCGCCTCAAGGCGCACTTGCTACCCTCCCGGCGCTATGCCTAAACCCAAAGTCCAGCCGCCACACGCGGCGCTACTCCACGCGGTCGCCCAGGCGGGCGGACAGACCGCGCTGGCCCGTAAACTTAAGGTGAAGCCGCAGGCCGTACACCAATGGGTGCTCGCCGGGCGCGTGCCGCCGCTGCGCGCGCTTGCCGTCGAGGCAGCGACCGGTGTATCTAGGAAGGCCCTGCGGCCGGATATCTACCCATGAAACCAGACCTCACCGCCGTCGTGCCCGTCGAGCGCGTCCTTGAGCTCGCCAAGCGCGCGCCGGTCTTTCCGTGCCGCAGGGCAGACCAGACCGACCAGGACGGGCGCGTCCTAAAGGCCAAAAGCCCGCTCACCCGCAACGGGTTCAAGGACGCCACCCAAGATGAGCAGCAGATCCGGCGCTGGTGGGCCGCGAGCCCAGAGGCGCTAGTCGGGGTGCCGACCGGCTCCATCACCGGGCTCGTGGTCATCGACTACGACCACCGCAGCGCCTCGAGCGCGGCGCAGGACTGGATCAGCGAGCACCAATCTGACCTCACCAAGACGCGGGTGCATCAGACCGGCGGCGGTAGCGGCGGGCGGCATTACCTCTTCAAGGCGCCGGCTGGTGTCAAGATCAGGGGCGGCGCGTCCGTCGTCTTGGGCAAGGTGAAGCGCGCGGGGCTCGACATCCGCGCCGAGGGCGGCTATGTCATCTGGTGGCCGCTCCACTACGGCCAGAGCGGGCCGATGGAAGAAGCGCAGCCGCTCCCGGCGGGGCTCATCGACGAGCGCCGGATGGACCTTGAGCTGCCCGCCGAGGTCGCGGCCAGGATGCCGCCTCGGCCTGGTACGAGTCAGGACTTCCAGCGCGACCTGCCGCGCGTCACCGAGGCGATCGCGCACATCGACCCGGAGGGTTACGACGCTTGGTTGATGGTCGGCATGGCGCTGCACCACGCATCAGGCGGCGCAGACGACGGCCTCGAGCTCTGGGATGCGTGGAGCTGCGGCGGAATCACCGGCGTGCTGCCGGCCTCGTACGCCGGGCGCGCCGATATCGAGTACCGGTGGCAGAGCTTCCACCTTGACCGCGGCGGTGGCGTCACGCTCGGCTCCCTCTTCAACGCCGCCCGCGCCGGCGGCTGGGCGCCAGTCTCGGAGGCCGTGCGTATCGGCCCGCCGCAGCGCGATGAGCCGGGGCCAGACTACGGCGACGTGCCCGAGGCGCGCGGCATGGAGCGAGTGCGTGAGCCGGATGCTGCGGTAGTATCGCCGGGCGTTACTAGCGCCACAGGGTTCTCGGTCGTGCTGCGCCATGTCGCCGATATCGTCGAGGAGAACCGCGAGCCGGAATGGCTCCTGCACCATGTCATCGAGGCCAAGGTCGTGGCCGTCCTGGCGGGGCCGCGCGCGAGCTTCAAGAGCTTCATAGCCTTGGATTGGGCCATGCGGATCGCCACCGCCGGCAACCCGGTGGCGCTGCTCTCCGGCGAGGGCGGCGGACTCGGCAGGCGCGTCAAGGCGTGGATGCAGACCTTCGGCGGCGGCCAAGACCTGCGCACGCTGCCCGTGCTCGCCCTCGAGCGCCCCCTCAACCTTAACCGAGAGGAGGAGATGGCGATGCTGGTCGAGGCGATGGACAAGGCCGGCATCCGGCCCACGCTCGTCGTCATCGACACGCTCTCCAAGTTCAGCGCCGGCATGGATGAGAACAGCAACCAAGAGGTGGCGGCGTACCTGTCGGCCGTGTCGCGCTTCATCCGCGAGCGGTACGACGCGAGCGTGCTGATCGTCGCGCACTCCGGGCACGGCGACGCCGACCGCCCGCGAGGCGCCAGCGCCCTCATGGCGAACCCGGACAGCGAGTTCATCGTCAAGCGCGCCGCCCAGCCGAACACCCACGTCGAGGTCACGAGGCAGCGGTTCAAGGACACCGGCGAGCTGCCGAACCTCGCCTACGAGGCCGAGGTCATCGACTTGGGCGCGGCCGACCGGTACGGCGAGCGGCTGACCAGCCTCATCATGCGCCAGAGCGTGGCGCAGGGGGAGCGCCCGATCAGCGCGCAGGCGCCACAAGGTAAGGCGCAGCGGACCGTCCTGCTCGCCCTCAGGGAGCGCCAGAAGCGGAGCGAGACGGCCCTCGTTTGGACCGTCGAGGAGCTGCGCCAGATCGGGAGGGAGTGCGGCATCAGCCGGCAGTCTGTCCACGATGCGGTCGAAAAGCTCCTCATGTCGCCCTTCCTGACGGCCACGGTGGGCGGCTCGAGGCTTTCAAATGAGTGATGTCCGAAAATGTCCGAAAGCGTCAAATTCGGACAGTTTCGGACGGTCAAGATGTCCGAAAATGTCCGAGAGTCCTTAGGACTCGGACATTCGGACATGACTTCGGACATTGGTTCAGACACGGAGGAAGCATGAGGTACAAGACAAGTCCGTTGCGTAGTGTTGCATTAGAGCAACATAGTGCAAACACGCCACTAGCAAGGCGGATGGTTGAGGGTCTGGGGCAGGAAGGGTTCCAGATTGCCAAGGCCATGCAGTCGATGTTCAACGCCAAGGTCGTCCATTACCAGGACGCCAAGGGCGAGGTCGGCACCGACCCGAGGTGGCCGGTATGAGCCAGCAGCAGATTGACCTAGACCACAAGGGGCCGCTCGAGTGGATCGACGACGACTTCTGGGACAAGGTGTCAACAGATGGCCGGTTCTGTATCCGGGGGCAGCGGGTGGGCGACAAGGTTGAGTATGTCGTCTGGCGGATGGGAGTTGACGGGCGGGTGATTCCAAGGTGGCTCGGGATGACCTCAACCTTCGCCGAGGCGGCAGAGCTCGCCGAGAACGCGAGAGGCGAGAAGCCGCCTAGCATCAACCTGCTCTGGAAGGTGGCAAATGAAAAGGGCCGTTAAGCTCTGCCCGATCTGCTTGACCGAGAATACGGGCGGTTTGCCTCACCGGCACCATCGGCTCGCGGCGAGGAAGTCTGGGCACACCCTCGACGAGCTGGCGATCGCCGCTCGAGCAGTCATCGAGCAGAACGCGGTCACGGCCATCGTGATGGATGCGGTCGATGAGGCGAGGCGGCCAGATTATTGGCGTGCAAGGAAAAGGTCGGAGTATCATCCAGCGCATTACATGACCGCGGACGGTTGAAATGGGACTGCGACAACGACAACGGGGCGCCGAGACCGAGCGAGAGGTGTGCAAGATCATTACCGAATCGACCGGGTGGCAGACCAATCGAATACTGGGGCAGGCCAGAGACGGCGGCGCTGATATCCGGCTCGCTCGGTGGGTGCTCGAGGTCAAGCGCAGGAAGTCCATCGCGGTCTACGAGTGGGTCGACCAGGCTACCGCTGCGTGTGCGCCCTACGAGATCCCGGCGGTTGTGTGCCGGGGCGATAAGCGCGAGTTCTTGGTCATCCAGCGTCTTGATGACTGGCTGAAGCTTGTCAAGCCGCAGCTGCCCGAACGATGAAATGCCCGAAGTGCTCCAAGCCGAGCGAGGTCGTGAAGGTCTACCAGTTCCCGACCGAGGCGCGGCGTCGGCGGGAGTGCCTGACCTGCGGCCATAGGTTCACGACCTCAGAGAAGCTCTGGCGCAGGGTCTACGCTGAAGAGATACGCAACCGTCCGGCTCCTCGAGCGACGCGGCAGATGAGGCCAGAGCAGACGCGGCGACGGTACAGCAACTTCGATGTGGTGGCGGTCGATGGGTACGACATGGACCTTGAGGATGTGAGCACGTTCGTGCATACGAGGGACTGATGGCAGGGACACCAATCAAGCGGGCGAGGCGGGAGAAGGCGCTTACGGTCATGGAATCGCCGGCCTTCTGGGACCAGCTCTGGATTCATCTTGCCGAGGGCAACAGCCTGTCTTCGTTCGTGAAGGGCAGCGAGATCCCATACCAGTTGCTATGGGAGACGATTCAGTCCGATCCTGCGAGGCATGAGAAGTTCGAGCTAGTGCGGACTGCGCGTGCCCTGGCGAACGCTGAACGCATCGAGGCGCTGGCTGACCAGGTGGAGCAGGAACAGATCGACCCGAACGCCGCGAAGGTTGCGATGGGTGCGAGGCAATGGCTGGCCGAACGGATGGACCCGAAGCGGTGGGGAAACAAGATCCAGAGCGATGTCCGCATCACCGACACGACGGCGTTGCACCTTGCTGCGGTGCGCGACCTGATGCGGACCGTGAGCGTGCAAGAGCCTGAAAAGCTGACGAATGACACACCGAAGCCGACGGTCCCGCGCGCGTGACTCATTGAACCGGCCTGTGGATAACTCTGTGGATAACCTGTGGATAACTCACGGCCTGACGATCTGCGCGCGGTCGAGCGCACCTGCGCGCCGATGTGCAAGTGCGCGCACGGCGCAAGTGCTTGATTCGCAAGGGGTTGCGGCGCGTAGTGCGTATAACACCCATTATGTTAAATCGGGGCGATTGTGACCACCCTGCGGTCATTCCCCCCTTTCTGTGGGTAACTCTGTGGATATCCTGTGGATAACCTGTTGATAACCTGTGGATAACTCCCCCTTGCCCGCGACCCCCCCCCGGCAGGGCGCCCCCGGCGGGGGGTCGGCGCTTGCGTAACCCCACACGGACCCCATGAAAAATTCTGAAAACCCGTACTTTGCCTTCGTCAAGCGCTACCACGCCGCCCCTGTGGCCTTCGTGGAGGAGGTCCTAGGCGTCACCCCCGACCCGTGGCAACGCAGCCTCCTAGAGCTTCTGGCGGCCGGTGAGCGCAAGATCAGCGTCCGCTCCGGCCACGGCACGGGCAAGTCCACCGTGGCCTCTTGGGCCATGCTCTGGTTCATGCTCACCCGCGTGCCCGTCAAGGTGGTCGTCACCGCCCCCACGGCCAGCCAGCTCTTCGACGCCCTCTTCGGCGAGTGCCGCCGCTGGGCCAAGCTACTGCCGCCGGCGGTGGCTGAGCTGCTCGAGATCAAGTCCGACCGCATCGAGCTGAAGGCGAGCCCGGAGGAGGCCTTCATCTCGGCGCGCACCAGCCGCGCGGAGCAGCCGGACGCCCTGCAGGGCATCCACGCCGAGTATGTGCTGCTGGTCGTGGACGAAGCCCCGGGCGTATCGGAGGCCGTCTTCGAGTCGGCGGGCGGCTCGATGTCCGGCCACAACGCCACGACGCTGCTCTTGGGCAACCCCACCCGGACGCAGGGGTATTTCTACGACACCTTCCACCGCCTGGCCGGCGAGTGGCGGAACCTGCACGTGAGCTGCCTCGACTCGCCCCGGGTGTCGCCCGAGTACGTCGCCGAGATGTCGAGCCGGTACGGCGAGGGCAGCAACGCCTACCGGGTGCGCGTGCTTGGCGAGTTCCCAGTGGCGGACGACGACACGCTGATCGGGCTGGAGTTGGCCCAGTCGGCGGTGGACCGGGACGTGGTGCAGAACCCTAGCGCGCCGGTGCTCTGGGGGCTCGACGTGGCGCGCTTCGGCGCGGACTCCTCGGCGCTCTGCAAGCGCCAGGCGAATGTGGTCGTGGCGCCGGTGAAGACTTGGAAGGGCCTCGACCTGATGGCGCTGACGGGGGCGGTGATGCACGAGTGGGAGAGCACCGACCACCGCGACCGCCCGGTCGAGATTCTGGTGGACAGCATCGGCCTTGGCGCGGGCGTGGTGGACCGGCTGCGGGAGCTGAAGCTGCCGGCGCGCGGGATCAACGTCGGCGAGTCGCCGGCCTTTAAGGGGCAGTACATGAACCTGCGCGCGGAGTTGTGGGGTAAGGCGAAGGCGTGGCTCGAGGCGCGCGACTGCAAGCTGCCGCGAGACGAGCGGCTAGTGAATGAGCTATCCTCGCCGCGCTACTCGTTCATGTCGAACGGGAAGCTGCGCCTCGAGGGAAAGGACGACATGAAGCGCAGGGGGCTAGCGTCGCCTGATGTGGCGGATGCCTTCGTGCTGACCTTTGCGTCGGAGGCGGCGACGGGCGGCGGCGTGTACGCGCCGACCTGGCAGAAGGCGGTCAAGCGGCAGATCCGGGGGGTGGTATGAACTGGCGGGATTTCTTTTTGGTGGACCCGTACTCGGGCGCGAAGATAGTCGAGCACGACCTGCAGGGCTGGGGGTCGGATGACCCGATGTTTGAGCAGGTCTTGGCGGCGGTGCGCCCCACGACCATCATCGAGGTGGGCTCGTGGAAGGGGCGCTCGGCGGCGAACATGATGGCGATCTGCAAGCGCCTGGGGCTAGACGCGCGCCTATTGTGCATCGACACTTGGCTCGGGTCGCACGAGAATTATGCGCGCCACGACGGCGACAATCGCTGGCTGCACGAGGCGCTGCGGCTGCACGCGGGCTACCCTCGGCTGCACGAGCTGTTCCTGTCGAACATGGTGCACCTTGAGCTGACCGAGCGCGTGACCCCCCTCCCCCTGCCGGCGACGATTGCGGCGCGGGTGGTGGCCGAAAAAAATATTGTGGCGGATGTGATTTACATCGACGGCTCGCACGACTATGAGGATTGCAAGACGGACCTTGCAAACTATTGGCCGCTCTTGCGGCAGGGTGGGATTCTGTTCGGCGATGACTACCAGGCGTGGCCCGGCGTGACGCGCGCGGTGGACGAGTTCTGCGACGCGCACTTCCTGCACCGCTCTGTCGTGCGCCGCTCGGGCAAGTTCGCATTTGGCAAGGACCGCGGCGTGGAGGGCATCGCGTGAAGTATTACTGCATCACGCTCTCCGAGACCCCGGAGCGCACCGAGCACGCCCGCGCGCAGGCCGCGAAGGCTGGCATCGAGTTGGATTTCATCTACGGCATCTTCGGCAAGACGATGCAGGTGAAGTCCGAGATTCCGATGCACTCGGACTATTTCGTGACCCGCGGCGCGACGTGCCTGGTCTTGTCGTGGCACATCGCCTGGCAGATTGCGTGGCGCGAGGGGCACGAGGAGTTTGTGATCTTCGAGGATGATTTCATCCTGCCGGATAACTTTGCCGAGCGCTGGGCGCAGATGCGCGCCGAGGTGCCCGAGTGGTGCGACCTGGTGTACTTGAACTCGTGCTGCACCACCGACAAGCCGGGCAAGAAGGAATCGGCGAGCCTGTGGGAGATCAAGTACCCGCTGTGCACGGCCGCCATCTGGCACCGCCG